GGGCGTAGAGGTTGTTTATGTAAAGATGAAACCTATTCAGTAAAGTGCTGTAAGGGTAATATAATAAATCAAGGAATTGGTAAAATATAAGTTATGAGAAAAAAAGCAATGAATTATGTGTCAAAAGTAACAGAACTATCTAAAAAAGTTGAACTAAGCTATAAAGACGATGCGGGTAAGTTAGCTAGAAACCAAAATGGTTTTGAAAATGATTTTTTAAAAGAAAGAAAAGCTGTAAATAATAGTATTAAAAGTTTTGATCAAGCGGTTAGCTTTTTAAAAAAAGATATAAATTCAGCTAAAAATCTTTGGAACAGAATAGAAAAAGATGCTATTAAAAATGAAATAATAGCAAATAAGCTATTAAATAAAATAAATATATCAGCAAAAGAGTTAGGTGTGGACCCTTCTAAAGTTGATGGTTATAAAGAATTATCGGAAATAAATTCAAGAGTTAATCAATTAAAAAGGCTTATGGATATAAATAGGGCAATTTTAAAAGAATATGAATAATCATATATTTAAAAAAACTTTTCAACAAATTAAAGCATAGGTATTATATAAAAATGCAAATATAAATTTTAACACGTTATAGTAATATGAAATCAACAGAAATCTTAGACAAAATCAAAACTTTCTTAGGAGAGGAAAAAATTGAGGAACAAGTAGAGGAAACTCAAATTGAAGAAACTCAATTAGAAGAATCAAAGGTCGAGTTAGCACAGGCTAAACTTGATAATGGTACAGTTTTAGAAGCTGAGGCTTTTGAAGCAGGAAACGAAATCTTTATTGTTACTGAAGATGAAAGAGTAGCAGTACCTGTAGGCGAATATCAAATGGAAGATGGACAAATGCTCGTAGTAAGCGAGGAGGGAATCATCGGAGAGATTAAGTCAGCAGAGGCAGAGGAATCTGAAGAAGAAGTAGAGGCTGAAGAAGAAGAAATGGCTTATGTATCAAAAGAAGAATTTAACTCTGCCATTGATGAGATCAAAGGTATGATTAATGAGTTAAAGGATAAAAAAGAAGAAATGGCTGAAGTAGAGGAGCAAGTAAAACAAGAACTTAGCGAAACTCCTGCTGTAGAGCCTATTGCTCACAATCCTGAGACTAAACAAGAATTTAAAGTAAATTTTGGACAAAACAGACCTGAAACTGCTTTAGATAGAGTAATGAAAAAATTAACCAATTAAAATTTAAAAAATGCCAAATCCAACAATTACAGCAAGTAGTTATGCAGGAGAGTTTGCAGGGAAGTATATTGCTGCATCTTTATTAACAGCAAAGACCTTAGATGATGCTGCGATAACTATTATGCCAAACATTAAGTACAAAGCTGCTATGAAAGTAGGAGCATTTTCAAATTTAGTAAGAAGTGCTGATTGTGATTTTGATGCAACAACATCAGGACTTACACTTACTGAAAAAGTAATAACTCCAACTGAGTTACAAGTAAACCTACAAATATGTAAGAAAGAATTACACGCTGATTGGGAAGCTGCTCAGATGGGATTCTCTGCTTTTGACAACTTACCTCCATTATTTTCTGACTTCGTTATCGCAAGAGTAGCTGCTGAGGTTGCAAGTGCAACTGAAACTTCTATTTGGGCAGGTGCAGCAGGAGAGGGTAACTTCGATGGTTTGAAAACTTTAGCTGCTGCTGACGGAACTGTAGTAGATGTTGCAAAAGCAACTGTAACTTCAGCTAACGTAGTTGCAGAATTAGGAAAAATCGTTGATGCTATTCCAAGTGCAGTTTACGGAGCAGATGACTTATTTATCTATGTATCACAAAACATCTATAGAGCTTACGTTAGAGCTTTAGGTGGTTTTGGTGCATCAGGTTTAGGAGCTAACGGATATGATAACAAAGGTAACAACCAAGCATTGAATAACTTATTCTTTGATGGTGTTAAAATTTACCCTACATCAGGTTTAGCTGACAATAACGCAATAGCTGCAAGATCAAGTAACTTATTTTTCGGAACAGGTCTATTAAACGACAGAAACGAAGTAAAAGTAATTGATATGTCAGACATCGATGGATCACAAAACGTAAGAGTAGTAATGAGATATACAGCAGGAACACAAATTGGTGTTGGTGCTGATGTAGTTCTTTATTCTTAATATTTTAACTAACAAATAAAGGGGTAGGTGGTTTTCTACCTGCCCTTTTTTAATATTAACCTAACTCATTGATTTTCAATAAGTTAAAATAAAATTTAAAAAACCGATGGCTTGTACACTAACAACAGGAAGAAAGTTACCTTGTAAATCAGGGGTAGGTGGTTTAAAAACTGTTTACTTTGCTGATTACGGAACTCTTGGTGCAGCTACGATTGCTTCAGGCGAGGTTACTGCATTAGCAGGAAATCCTGCTTTATTTCAGTTTGATATAAAAGGAAATTCATCTTTAGAAACTGCAATCAATAGCTCAAGAGAAAATGGTACTACATTCTACGAAACTACTTTAAACTTAACACTTACGTTCCTTGATAAACTTACACAAGAAGAATTAAAATTAGTTGCTCATGCAAGACCTCATGTTTTTGTAGAGGACTATAATGGCAATTATTTTGTAATAGGTTTAGAACATGGAGCTGAGGTAACAGGTGGATCAATTGTGAGTGGAGCTGCTATGGGAGATCTTAGTGGATTCACATTAACAATGGTAGCACAAGAAACTGCGCCTCCATACTTTATTACAGGCTCTGTAGTAACAGGAGATGCAAGTGCAACACAAATAACACCTAACTAAAAATAATTTCTTATATTTATATAAGTTTTCATAAAATAGATTAGTTTTGTTTGAAAGGGGAGTTTTTTAACTCCTCTTTTTTTATACACAAAATTTAAAGTTTGTACGTTATATAAGTATGATACACTTAACCACAACTGCATCAGCTCAGACATTTAAAATAATACCAAGAAGTTATGCAAGTTCTGTTAGTATGATACTAAGAGATGATTCAACAAACACCTCAACAACATACACAGTAAGCACTACAACAGACAAAAATTATTTAGTAGTATCAAAAGCATTAAGTCCTGTACTTGTAGAGGGTAGGTTTTATGATTTAACTTTAAAAGAGGGAAGTAATGTAATATATAAAGATAAAGTTTTCTGTACTAATCAAACTATTTCAAGCTATTCAGTAAATAATGCAGAATATACAGTACCAACAGGAAACGATGTTTTTGATAATGATTATATTGTAATATGAAAAATAAATCAGATTTAAGTATTGTAAATTTAAGCACCTATACCTCTCCTGTAGTAAAAGAAGTAAGAGGTAAAGACTTTATCGAGTATGGAGAAGATAACAACTATTTCCAATACCTAATAGACAGATACAACGGAAGTCCTACAAATAACGCTATTATAAATGGTGTTAGCGAGATGATTTACGGAAAAGGCTTAGATGCTACTAACTCAAATAAAAAGCCTAATGAGTATGCACAAATGAAAGCATTATTTAATAATGATTGTGTAAGAAAATTATGCTATGATCTTAAATTAATGGGTCAATGTGCTGTTCAAGTTATATACTCTAAAAACAGATCTAAAATTGTACAGTTAGAGCATATGCCTATCGAAACATTAAGAGCTGAAAAGTGTAACGAAAAAGGAGAAATAGAGGGTTACTATTATTTTAATAATTGGGCAAAGTACAAGCGAGGAAACGAATTAAAAAGAATACCTGCATTCGGAACTTCTAAAGAGGGCTTAGAAATACTTTATATTAAACCTTATAGAGCAGGTTTTAAGTATTATAGTCCTGTAGATTATCAAGGTGGCACGCAATACGCTGAATTAGAGGAGGAAATATCTAATTTCCATTTAAACAACATATTAAACGGACTTGCACCAAGTATGTTAATCAACTTCAATAATGGAACTCCTGATCCTGAGCAAAGAGAAATGATAGAACGAAGAATCTACGAAAAGTTTAGTGGCTCAAGTAATGCAGGTAAATTTATTTTAGCATTTAACGACAATCCTGAAACAGCAGCAAGTATAGAGCCTGTACAGTTAAGTGATGCACACCAACAATACGAGTTCCTAAGCAACGAAAGTTCTAAAAAAATAATGGTATCTCATAGAATTGTAAGTCCTATGTTATTTGGTATTAAAGATGATACAGGTCTTGGAAACAATGCAGATGAATTAAAGACAGCTTCTATCTTGTTTGACAACTTAGTAATTAAGAGCTTTCAAGGGCTTTTAATAGATGCGTTTGATAGAATACTTGCTTACAACAAAATCTCTTTGCATTTGTACTTTAAAACGCTTCAGCCACTTGAATTTGTTGATTTAGAAAACGTAGCTGATGAGGAAACAAGAGAAGAAGAAACAGGTGTTAAGTTAAAAAAGATAGATGGTCAAGATGTATTCCCAACAAAAGAACAAGCTATAGAGAAAGCTAAAGAAATAGGATGCGAGGGTTATCATGAACACGATGAAGATGGTATGACTTGGTATATGCCTTGTAAAAATCATTCAGAAGTACAAAACTTATCAGAAGATGACTTTAGAGACAACATAGCACAAGAGCTAATTGACTTAGGGGAAGATGAGGAAGAACTACTAAAAGATTTTGATTTAGTAGATGAATCAGACGTAGATTATGAGTTTGATGATGAAATGGATGAGTTGATTGAACAAACTAATAATGAAATAAAATTAGCAAGAGTAGGTAAAGCAACACCATATAGAGAAAGTGAACAAGACGGAAAAACACCTGCAAGTAAATTATTAGGTTATACATTTTTAGTAAGATACTATTATAGTCCAAACAGAGTTAAGAGAACATCAAGAGAGTTCTGTAAAAAAATGGTTGCAGCTAAAAAGGTTTATCGTAAAGAAGATATTAAGGCTATGGATCAAATAGCAGTAAATGCAGGGTTTGGTAAGAGTGGCTCTAACACATATTCTATATGGCTTTATAAAGGTGGTGCAAGATGTGAGCATTATTGGAGTAGAAGAACTTATCTTAGAAAAGATGGTAATAAGAGTTTAGGCAAAAAGTTATATGATTCAGAGGCTAAAAGACGAGGTTTTACACCTCCTAAGAACGCAAAGAAAGTAGCTGTGAAGCCTAAGGATATGCCTTACAAAGGATATACAGCAGCATACGCAAAAAGAATAGGAATAAGTAGATAATTATGGCAACAGTATTATTCATATCGAGAACAGATTTAGTCAAGAATAGTATCATTGATGGTAATGTTGATACAGATAAATTTATACAGTTTATCAAAGTAGCACAGGAAATTGAAATAAGAAACTACTTAGGAACTAAACTTTACGAAAAGTTACAAAGTGATATATCAGGATCAGGTGTTACAGGTAATTATCAAACCTTACTAAACAAATATGTACAACCCATGTTAATTTGGTATGCACAGGCAGAGTATATTCCTTATGCAGCTTATCAGATCAAAAATGGTGGAGTGTTTAAGCACACAAGCGAAAACTCAGAAACAGTATCTAAGAGTGAAGTAGATTATTTAGTAAACAAAGCAAGAAACACAGCAGAGTATTATACACAAAGGTTTTTAGATTACATTAATAACAATAGTAATTTATTTCCTGAGTATAGTCAGAATACAGGTGGCGATGTTTACCCTGATTCAGATGCTACATTTAACGGATGGGTATTGTGAGATACAAACCGAAAGAAAAAAATATAATTAAACTAAAACAGTATTTAAATGGCAAATACGATAAATTGGGGAAAATCATACAGCGAGAGTTATTGGGGAAATGCAACAACGACTAACAGTTGGGGAGATGATTATATAGTAGAGTATTTGACTTCTGATTTAAACAGGAGAGTGCAGATATACGAGAACAACACAATGACTAATCAACTATTAGAGAATATACAATGAGTTTACTACAAAAAGCATCCATAATAACTACACCTACAGCTTATGCTGAGGACTACTTATATTCTATAAAACCTGCTTATGCTTTAGGTACAGAGCTTGTTACTAATGGTACATTTGATACTGATTCTAATTGGACTAAAGGCACAGGATGGACTATAAGTGGTGGTGTTGCAAGTTGTAGTGGTGGTAGTGCAAATTTAACACAAAGTGTAAGTGCTACTGTCGGCACAACATATAGAGTTTCATTTACAATTACAGCCTATAATTCAGGTGCTATAAGAACTACATTTAACACTATATCAAGTCAAGACTATAACTCTGTAGGCACTTTTGTTGATTTTTTTAAAATTACATCTATAACTTCAGGGCAAATTTTATTAGACCCAAGAGGTACATTTGATGGTTCAATCGATAATGTAAGCGTAAAAGAAGTAACAGATGCCGACTTTGACTTTGACAGAAACTCAACAGGAACAAGAGTAAACGAAGATTATCTTATAGAAGATGTGCCTTATAATTTAGTTGATTATTCTCAAGATTTCACTAATAGCAGTTGGACTAAAAATAATGCGACTGTTACAAGTGATAATACTATTAGTCCTGATGGTGCAGGTGGTTGTAGTTTATATACATTAAACAGTTATACAGGGGATAATCAATTTTTAAGAATAAACCCTAACACAACATTTGCAAGTGGTCTTGCGCATTCATATAGTTTATTTGTTAAATACAACTCTTTTCAATATGTAAAATTAGCTTTTATAAATTATGGAACATCACAATATTTTGCAGCAATATTTGATATAATTAATGGAACTGTAACTGACACAAAAAATCAATTTGCAAGTAATACAAATGCCTCTATTGAAACAGCAGGTAATGGTTGGTATAGAATAAAAATTACAGCTTCTTTAACTTCATCAGCAGGTAATGCTATGAACTATGAATTTAATAAATCTACAGGTGCGACACCTACTTATGGTACTTATGGTAGAATATCACAAACGACTACTACTTCTGATAAAGTTTTTATATGGGGTGGACAATTAGTAAAAGGCGACCAACCAAAAGACTATCTAAAAACAACAGACAGATTAGACATACCAAGAATAGATTACACAAACGGAGAGCCGAGTATCTTGCTTGAGACAAGCAGAACAAATTTAATTCCTCATAGTGGAGATTTTAGTAATAGCAGTTATATTAGGACAGCTACTACTGCAACAGGTGGGTTTTTATCTCCTGAAGGAAACTTAAACGCTTATAAATTATCAGAAGATAGCACTAATTCTATACATAGAATATATCAAACAGCAACAGTTACATCATCTCCAAATGCCACTATTTCTGTATATGTAAAATATAATGGTCGAAGATTTGTATTAATGAGAATTGCAGACGTAACTGTAGGTAGATGGTATGATTTGTTGTCAGGTGAATTAGGTGGTATTTATGCAGGTACGCCAAACGAATCATCTATTGAGCCATTAGCAAACGGTTGGTATAGAATTACAATAGGTCATACAGTTTCATCACAATCAAGATTTGAATTATGGATACAAGATACAGAATCAATATCTGCTTATCAAGGAGATGGAACTTCAGGAATTTATATATATGGTGCACAACAGGAAGTTGGAAGCTATGCAACATCTCTAATACACACTTCAGGAAGTGCAGTTACTCGTAGTGCAGATTCAGCAAACAATGCAGGAAACAGCGACTTAATAAACTCTACAGAGGGAGTGCTTTATGCAGAAATAAAGGCTTTAGCTGATGACTTAACATTTAGAACTATATCTCTGTCTGATGGTACTACACCTAACTCTATTAGAATATATTATAATAATGTGTCTAATTCTATAGTTTTTGCATTTTTTCTTAGTGGAGCAGTACAATCAGTTTATACAGCTTCTGTTAGCGACATTACAGAATTTCACAAAGTAGCCTACAAATACAAAGCTAATGATTTTAGTGTTTTTGTTGATGGTAGACAAGTACACACAGATACATCAGGCTCTGTTTTTAGTGCTAATACTTTAAATAGTTTACAGTTTAATAGTGGTGCAAGTTCGGAAAGAATATATGGTGATGTAAAAAGTGTAATGGTATTTAAAGAAGCACTTACTGACTTAGAATTAGAGAAACTAACAGGCTACAACAACCATGAACTATATATGAATTATTACAATAGATTAAGCTATTTAGGTTTAGCAGAAGAAT